ACTCCAGAAGAGGTGCTGGCTCAGGTGCAAGCCGAGTCCATCAAGGCAGACATCCAGAAAAAGGCTGCCGATCTTGAGTTACAGCGCCAGAAGATGATCCGCGACGACGACTTCAGACGCGATCAAATGAACCAAGATAGACTACTTAAACAAATGGAACTTGAGTTAAAGTACAACACACAGGTGAGCACCGCGCAGATTGTTGCGGAGCAGAATGTCAATCGAGAGATTGTGAAAGAACAAAGTGCGTTGGTACAACAGGCGATGGCGCAAGCCCAGCCAGCACCAATGCAACCCATCAACCCACAAGGAATGGTCTAGTGAGCAAACAAGAAGAAGATGTAAGAAAAGGCAAGAAGGCTGAGTCGCTAATCGCTGACGAGGCTTTCTCAACTGCTTTGTTGAAGATGGAGAACGATGCCGTCTGGCTTTGGAAGGATACGAAGCCAGAGGACACCGTGCGAAGAGAACACGCTTGGCATATGTTGCGTGCGATTGACAACTTCCGAACCGAGATCAGCAAGATCATGGACAACGGAAAAGTCGCACAGCGCCAGATTGAGCGTGAACAAAAGTCGTTGGTGTAAAGGACTAGGAAATGGAAAACCAAACCCCTATGTCTGTAGCTGATGCAGCTAGTGCTCTTGATCAGATGATGTTGCCGTTAGACGGAGAACAGCAGAAAACTGACGAGGCGCGTTTGACTGAGGACGAAAACTCCGAGGTCGCGGCTTCTGTTGACGAAGAATTGGATGTGCAAGACGACGAATCCAATGATGAAACGACAGAGGAACAGTCAGAGTTAGACGAAGAAACCGAAGAAGAAGAAAAGCCAACCGAGGTCTACACCGTCAAAGTCGACGGCAAAGAGGTCGAGGTCACGCTAGACGAACTTCAAAAAGGTTATTCGCGTACTCAGGACTACACACGAAAGACGCAACAGATCGCTGAGACCCGCAAGGCTGTCGAGGCTGAGGCTGCTGCTATTCGTGCCGAGCGTGAACAGTACGCCCAGTTATTGGGAGCGTTAAAACAGCAACTTGAGAGCGCTGAAGCACCGCCCGACTTAGACCGTCTTTATAACGAAGACCCTATCGAGTGGGTGAGACAGCGTGAATTGTTGCGCGATAAGCAAGAAAAACTCGCAGCCATTCAGTCCGAACAGCAGCGTCTTTCTCAGCTCACCGCGCAACAAAGAGCACAGGAGATGCAAGCTCACCTTGCCTCACAGCAAGAAGCCCTGATCCAAGCCGTACCTGAGTGGAAAGACTCCAAGAAGGCACAGGCTGAAAAGGCTCTACTAGTCGAATTCGGAAAAAAGATCGGATTTAGCGACGAAGAACTCAAGAATGTTTATGACCACAGAGCAGTCATTGCGTTGCGTAAAGCAGCACTCTATGACCAGATGATGTCCAAGCGTGGGCAGATCAAGCCTGTGATCAATAACGGTCCTCGCCCTGCCAAGCCTAGTGCAGCAGGTCGCGTCTCTACAACAACTGAAGGTACTCGCGCAAAACAGCGTCTTGCAAAAACGGGTCGCGTCGATGACGCGGCTAGAGCAATAGAACTTTTACTGAAATAGAGGCACTTAAATGGCTATCGTAACCAACACATTCACCACATTCGATGCAAAAGGTATTCGGGAAGATCTTTCCAATTTGATAACTAATATAGCACCAGAAGAAACGCCCTATATGAGCAACATCGGTCGTGAGTCAATCAGCAACTCATTGTTTGAGTGGCAGACTGACACATTGGCTTCTGCTGCTGCTAACAAGCAGTTAGAGGGCGACGATGTAACTTCCTTCGATAGCGTTACTGCTACTGTGCGTTTGCAAAACTATGCACAGATCAGCCGTAAGACTATCGTCTTGTCTGCAACTGAAGAGACCGTCAACAAGGCTGGTCGTCGCTCTGAATTGGCATACCAAATTGCCAAGCGTAGCGCTGAGTTGAAGCGTGACCAAGAGTTTTCCATGTTGAACGGTGCTGTCGCTGCTGCTGGCAACACTACAACTGCTCGCGGTACTGCTTCATTGCAAGCCTTCATCAAGACTAACTACGACATGCAGACTAACGGTGCTAACCCATCGTATACGACTGTACCTACCAGCGCCCGTACCGACGGTAATGTGCGTACCTTCACAGAGACCATCTTGAAGAATGTTATTCAACAAGTTTGGACTGCTGGTGGCACACCAAAAATCTTGATGACTGGTCCAGTCAACAAGCAGCGCGTCTCTGGATTTGCTGGTATCGCTTCTTCACGCTTCAACATTGATGGCGGTGCTCGTCCTGCAACCATCATTGGCGCAGCAGACATCTATGTGTCTGACTTCGGCAATGTGCAAGTCGTGCCTAACCGCTTCCAACGCGAGCGTGACGCTTTCGTGATCGATCCAGATTACGCAAAAGTCACAACCCTGCGTCCTTACCAACAAGTTGAGTTGGCAAAGACTGGCGACGCTGAGAAGCGTATGCTGATCGTTGAGTGGGGTCACAAAGTATTGGCAGAGAATGCCCACGGCATTGCTGCTGACTTAGTTACTTCTTAATTGAACTAACGAAGGGTCTGGGGAAACTCAGACCCTTTTTTTACATGATTGAAAAAAGACTATTTAACACAGACGAAGAACAGGGGATAACCCGTTACTTCCATTTTGACGACGAGACAGGACAAGCAACGATACAGACACAACAAGATGTGACTGCGATCATTGAAGAGAATAAACAAGAGTACGCACAGGTTGATGAGCGTGCTCGTTGGGGCGAGTGGAGCAGAGTCGCCAGCATCCCGATGTCTATCTACTTCCAGTTAAAAGCTGAAGGGAAACTAGACGATCAGGAGTACATGAAGAAGTGGTTAAACGACGCTGACAACAAATATTTCAGAACAAGAGCAGGAAAAGTATGACACCAAACTACATTGCAGTCTGCACACCAGCAAGAGACATGGTTCACGCAAACTATGCTTTTTGCATGACAAACATGGTCGCGTATCACACCATCAATACGATGGATGCCGTGTCCTTAAAGATTGTGCAAGGAACTCTAATTCAGAATCAGCGTGCTGACCTGTGCCTAGACGCAATGCGTGAGGGTTGTACCCATGTCTTGTTTGTGGACTCAGACATGACTTTCCCACAAGACATGATTGAGAGACTAATGAAGCACGATCTAGACATCGTTGCAACGAACTGTGCAAGACGCAGGATGCCAACAGGACCAACTGCTCAGAATGAGGTTAATGGCGAGAGACAGCTCGTCTACACGATGCCAGAGTCAACAGGATTAGAGGAAGTTCACTCTATCGGCATGGGCGTGATGCTTATTAAGCGAAGAGTATTCGAGAGACTGACAGAACCTTGGTTTGAGACTCCTTGGCGTACCGACAAGCGTGGCTATATTGGTGAGGACATTTTCTTCTGTCGTAAAGCACAGGCTGCTGGCTTTAAAATCTACATAGACCACGATGTGTCGAAGGAAATCGGACACATTGGGACTTTTGAATTCAAGCACGATCACACTTGGGTGATGCGTGATCTTGAGAAAGCAGAAAAGGCTGAAGATGGCGCTAACAACCTATGCTGAGTTAAAGACATCTGTTGGGGACTGGCTTAATCGCTCAGACCTGACTACTGCTATTCCTGACTTTATTAGTTTGGCAGAAGCTCAGATCGAGCGTAATCTGCGCACCAGACAGATGCTGTTGCGCTCCACGGCAACCATTGACACCGAGTACGCTGCCGTACCTGATAACTTCCTTGAGGTTAAGTCCTTCAAGTTAAACACCAATCCAGTCACTCCATTGCAGTTTGAGACCATCGACTCAATGGACAACTTATCTGTTGTGTACAGCTCGTCAGGCAAGCCAGCGTATTTCAGCGTGGTGGGTGGACAGTTTCGCTTTGTGCCAATACCAGACTCCTCATACACAAGCGAATTAACTTACTACGCAAAGTTGAGTAAGTTATCAACTACGAACACAACCAACTGGCTATTGACTGCTGCTCCCGATGTTTATCTCTATGGCGCTCTCATGCAAGCAGCTCCTTACCTGCAAGATGATGCGAGAATTGCTACATGGGCATCGCTCTACAAGACGGGTCTTGAAGAGGTCAAACAAGCCGATGACCGTGGCGCTACATCTGGTGGCACTCTAATCACACGCGCAAGAACTTTGGGGTAGACAATGTTAGTGAACACGACAAAAGGCGAAATGGACGACTCTCTTCTTGAGAAAAAAGAGGGGATAATTGACAACGACAACGAGACAACTCGTTGGGTTGAGTATTGGCTAGAAGGCGAGCTTGTGCATCGCTCAGTCGATATGACTCTAAAACGCATGACCGTGACTGGTGAACCAGTCGCTCAATCTTTAGGATAAGGAAACCATCATGGCAAATACTCAAGCAATGTGTACTTCGTTCAAAGGCGAATTACTGGTTGGACACCACAATTTTGGAACAGGCGTTGTACGCGCAGCCACAACTGCTGACTCGTTTAAGGCAGCCTTGTACTTGGCTTCTGCAACCATTAACGCATCTACTACCGCTTACACGGTAACTGGTGAGGTTAGCGGAACAAACTATACGGCTGGCGGTGTGGCTGTTAGCTTTATAGCGCCATCAACAAGTGGAACAACGGCTTTCACAACTCCAAGCGCCAGCATCACATATACCAATGTGACCCTATCTACTGCATTTGACTGTGTGCTTTTGTATAACAGTACACAAAGCAATAAAGCAGTTAGCGTCCACACCTTTGGAAGTCAGACCGTAACGGCTGGCACTTTCACACTCACCATGCCGACGAATGATGCAAGCACAGGCTTGATCAGACTCGCTTAAATTTAAGGGGCAGCAACATGGCTGCTTACGGCTCTGGTCGGTATGGTCGTGGAGCGTGGGGATATGGAGATGTTGCAGCCGTTGCCATTACTGGTAATACTGCAACAGGTTCTGTTGGTTCTGTTTTAGCAGTCATAACCGTCGCAATATCTGGCAATGCATCAACAACTGCCGTTGGTAGCGTTACAGAAACAAACTCCATTCAAGAAAATGGAACGGTAGCAACGGGTAATGTTGGAACTGTTGTCGCAACAGTATCGACAGCAATAACAGGTAACTCCTCTACAACTGCGGTTGGTTCAGTCAGTCGTGGCGCTACGCCCATAGCAATTACTGGTAACGCATCGACAACTGCCGTTGGTAGCGTTACAGAAACACGCACCCATGCCGTTACAGGTAACGCATCAACTGCGGATGTTGGAAGCGTTACAGAAACAATATCCAAGCAAGAAGACGGGACGGTAGCGACAGGTAATGTTGGTAGCGTTACTGGTGCGACATCTGTTGCCATAACAGGTAATTCGTCAACTACTGCCGTTGGTAGCGTTGCGGAAACACGCACCCACGCCATAACTGGAAATGCGTCAACGACTGCGGTTGATAGTGTTACAGAAATACGTACTCATGCTGTAACTGGTAATTCTTCGACTACTGCGGTTGGTTCTGTTGGCGTAAATACATCACCAGCAATTACAGGTAACTCGTCAACGACTGCGGTCGGCTCTGTTGCTAGAGGCGCAACATCCTTTGCTTTGACTGGTAATGCGTCAACCTTGTCGGTTGGCTCTGTGGTTGCAACCCCACAAATTGCAGTTACAGGCAATGCATCCACAACTGCGGTCGGATCGGTTACTCGCGGGGCGACATCCTTTGCCCTGACTGGTAACTCATCAACGACAGCCGTTGGTAGTGTTGCAGAGGTACGCACTCACGCCATGACTGGCAATGCCTCCACAACAGCCGTAGGCAGCGTTGCAGAAGTAATCTCTGCATCGCTTACAGGTAATGCGTCAACGGCTGCCGTAGGCTCTGTAAGCCGTGGCGCTACATCCTTTGCCCTGACAGGTAATGCCTCAACGACTGCCGTTGGTAACGCTTTAAGCAATATCTCAGAGCAAGAAGATGGCGTAGTCGGCACAGGTAATGTTGGGTCTGTCGGCTTATCTGTCACGGTGTCCATCTCTGGAGTTTCTTCAACCACGGCAGTCGAATCGGTTGGCAAGGCATTTGGGCTTGACGGTAATCAGGCAACTGGTGCGGTTGATTCAGTAGTCAACAGCGTATCTGTCTCCATCTCTGGTAATTCGTCTACCTGTGCCGTTGGAACTATGGTGGCATCGTCTGCTACCGTGATTGAGCTGTCTGGAGTGTCTTTAGTAACTGCTATTGGTGACGCACAGAATGTTAGAACTCTTGAGATAATTGGTGAAATCATTGCTGGCGCTGTTGGCAATGTTGGGTACTTTTATTGGGACAGACAAGACGACACTCCTGAGACATGGACAGCACAGTCGGATACGCCAGAGACATGGACACCAATAACTGATACATCGGAGAGCTGGAGTCCAGTCTCAGACACATCAGAAAATTGGTCAGAAATATCGGACAATTCAGAAACATGGACGCAAGTCCCAGCATGAGGTGAAATATGGCAGATTCAACAACATCCAACCTTTTACTTACCAAACCCGAAGTCGGGGCTAGTACCGATACATGGGGAACGAAGATCAATACCGATCTGGACTCATTGGATGCAGTCTTTGCAGCAGCAGGTACTGGAACATCGGTAGGTCTTAATGTTGGTAGCGGTAAGAAACTGAAAATTGTTGGCGATGTCATTGACACTAATGGCAATGAGCTACTCAAAGTCTCTGCAACAACATCGGCAGTCAATGAAGTAACCCTTGCAAATGCTGCAACTGGAGTTGCTCCAACACTTACTGCATCTGGCGACGATACTAATATCGGCTTCAAGTTAGTCGCAAAGGGTACTGGAGAGATAACAGCCAAGGTTAACGGCTCGGATGTATTCAATGCGTCAAGCAATTTCGGCTTTAAGAACCGCATCATCAATGGTTCTATGACCATAGCGCAAAGAGGAACATCTGCTGTAACAGTAAACTTATCAACGGGTTCTAATTTTTATGGAGTTGATAGATTTTTTGGTCAAGGCGTTGCGTCCGCTGGGGTTTTCACGATGCAACAGTCATCTATAGCCCCCGCAGGATTTTCAAATTCACTAGCAATTACTGTAACTACTGCGGATGCCTCACTTGGTACAACAAAGATTTACCAATTAGTACAGCCAATTGAAGCCTACAACACAAATGATTTGGCATGGGGAACGGCAAATGCAAAAACAGTTACTCTTTCTTTTCAAGTTCAATCTTCAGTAACTGGAACTTTTGGCGGGTCTTTATTTAATTCAACGGCAAACCGTTCTTACCCATTTACTTACACTATTTCATCTGCAAATACTTGGACATCAATTTCAGTCACTATATCTGGCGATACATCTGGTACATGGTCAGGAACTAATGGCGTTGGTATCTATGTAATTTTTGGTCTTGGAGTTGGTTCTACATATAGTGGCACAGCGGGAACATGGGCGGGAGCACAATACAACTCTGCTACTGGTGCAACAAACTTGATGGCAACAAACGGGGCAACCTTCTACATCACAGGTGTACAACTAGAAAAAGGCTCAACAGCAACGAGTTTTGATTACCGCCCTTATGGTACTGAGTTTGATTTATGCAGAAGATATTGCGAAGTTTATTCTGGTTCTGCTGATGCAGATGGAATTCCTCAATATTCAGGACCTGTTGATGTAAATAATAGACCAGAAATTTTTGTCAACTACTATACAAAACGTGCGGCTCCTTCAATTACAGTTACCAATGCCGCAACCGCATTTCAAATAAATACAATGGCAAATACTGTTTTAGCAACCACTGCGTACAACGGAACATTAGTTGGGACTGGACTTAATTCTTCTGATTTGTTTTGGTCTGTTGCTAGTGGAATGACAACAAACACTTTATCTGGGATTAGTGTTCTGTCGTTTAAAGCATCTGCAAAAATTATTATTGATTCGGAGTTATAAGAATGATTATTTATAAACTTTGCTTGCCAGTTAGAGGTAATACAGAATCCAAAGCAGTTCTTCGATTTAATGAAGATGGTTCAATTACATCTATTCCATTTGACCCACAAAATAGTGATTACCAGCAATATTTAGCATGGCTTGAGGCGGGAAATACGCCTTTGTCAGCAGATGAGGTTGCATCGTGACGACAGAAAACCACGCAACCGAAGGCGCTGCTGCAATCGTCGCCAAGGTTGCGCCACCAGTCACGGTATCCCTTGCAACTGTCGCTGGCTATCAGGTCAGCGAAGTCTTGTTGTGGGCTACCCTGATCTACACGGTCTTAATGATTCTGCACAAGCTGTATCAAATATACAAAGACATAAAGAAGTGATGTGTTTGACCCGATCACCATTGGCGCTGCTTTCAAGGCAATGCAACTGGCTTATGACGGGATCACATACTGTTGCGATGCCTTGTCTCAGGGCAAGGTCGCTGTACAGAAGATAAAGAAGGCAACCGATGATGCCCAAGCAATCGCAAAGGAAGTCAAAGGGATATGGGGATTCTTTAGCGGACTATTTGGTGGCTCAAAGCCAGCCGAGTCCAAGCCAGCATCCACAGACACCAAGCCTGTGGCGAAAAAGAAGGAAACCTACACAACCCACATCCCTAATGAAGCCGAGATCGTCCAGCAATTCATTAAGCACTTAGGTGCTTTTTTTAGACACCACAAGGAGTTAACCGAGTATGTGGAAATCAAGTATGAAGAAGTATTTGCAAGTAGTGACCCAGACCCTGAGACGATTCTGGAACTCTCTGTTTACAAAAACGAACTAGACCAGAGCTATGTCAAGTTGAGTGGAATGATGAGGGGTGCGAATGTGCCTTATCAACTCGGACCACTCTGGGAGAACTACAACAGCATCTACTCTAAGGTTCAAGCAGAACAGCAAAAACGCAAGGAACAAATTAGAATTAGGCGACAGATAGAGGCATACAGACAAGAAAGGTTCAGACAAGAAAAGATTGAACTAGGAATGGGATTGTTCATCACGCTAGTGGTAGTTTCTTGGCTATACGCAGTATGGATAAATTCATTTACCGAGGGATTTTGATTCTTGTGTGCGTGATGCTAACGATTGTCTTAATCATCACGCCAGTCTTGATCAGTATGTGGATCAAGATTCAAAAAGCCGAGATTAGGTTGGAGAAAAAAGAGAGACAAATAAACCGACAATTAAGGTTAATGGAAAGGCAAAGCAATGAATGAACTACTCGGTCTTCTCAAGGGTGTCGCACCCACGCTGGCAATGGCTGTCGCTGGTCCTATGGGTGGCGCTGCTGTTACCGCTTTGGCTAGTAAGTTTGGCGTGTCTGATAGCGTTGATGCCGTTGCAAAGGCTATTGCTGGCGATCCAAAGGCTGCTGAAAAGATAGCAGAGCTTGAACTGGAAATGGCGAAGATTGACGCAGCCAATACTGCCGACGCAAGGAAGATGAATTCAGAGATTCAGAACTCTGCCACAGCATCATGGTTAGCAAAGAATATTGCTTACGTCATTGACGTAGCAATCATTGCTGGCGCTCTCACCATGACCTTTGTGGTATTTATTATTGGCGTGCCAGAGCAAAACAAGTCTATGGCTTTTACGGCTTTGGGTTCATTGTGGACACTAACGGGAACAGTAGTTAACTTCCATCGAGGTAGTTCTGCTGGTAGCAAGGCTAAAACTGAAGAGTTGATGAAAGGTGCAAAATGATTGAGTTATTAAAGCAACTATTGCTGGCTAGGGCTAATCGTCCACAACTGACGGTGGAAGAGGTTGAGGTTCAAGTCTGGGCTTTCGTCGTCAAGTCGATCACCATCATGGTGCTTGGCATTGCGTTTGGTACTCTTTGGCTGATTGGCTTTGAGAAGCAAGACGCTGAACTCGCACCGATTGACGCAATATTCCTCGAAATCTTGAAAGCCATTGCGTTCATGGGTGTAGGCACTATGGGCGGTATCTCAGGACGCAAGGCATCAACTGCCATTGCAAAGGCTATTGTTGGAGAAGACGATGCAACTAAGTGAACACTTTACGCTTGAAGAGGCGACGCACTCTGATACCGCAACCCGTTTGGGTATCAATAACCAGCCTTCACCGCAACAATTAGAAAACATGAAGAAGTCGGCTGCTGGAATGGAAGAGGTCAGGAAACTGCTGGGTAAGTCAATCCATGTCAATTCTTGGTTGCGTCTGCCAGAAGTTAATGTTGCGGTGGGTGGCTCTAAGATTTCCAGCCACATGGATGGATGGGCGATTGACTTTACCTGTAAGGACTTTGGCAACCCTTTAGCGGTCTGTAAAGCTATCGAGGCAGCAGGTATCAAGTTTGACCAGATGATTCACGAGTATGCGTCTTGGACTCACATCTCTTTTGCGCCTGAGATGCGTGGGCAGAAACTCACCATCTTTAGACCACAAAACAAATACGCAGTCGGCTTGCTGAGTCAAGAGGAATATGCTAAGGCAGTATGACTAACTTTTACCAGCAGCTCCAGACTCCTGCCGTACCAGACCTGCCTAACCCGCAGGATCGGTATGACCGTCTGACTGTTGCGCAGACGAATGGTGCATTACGCACCTTCTTTCTAAAGTTAACCAATGCCTTGCAGTCCCTTGCGTCTCCTCGCGGTGGGCGCTTTATCAATATGCCTTACGGGGCATTTGAGGACACGACAGACCAGACGGCTACGGCTAACACGGCTACCGTGATGACATTCAACACGACAGACTTTAGCAATGGAGTAACTGTCGTGACGAGTGGCGGTAAGGCATCAAGACTGACTGTGGCTCAGGCTGGCATCTATAACCTTCAATTCAGCGTCCAGTTTGATAATGCAGACACGCAAGAGCACGATGTAACGATCTGGTTGCGTAAAGACTCATCTGGTGCTGGTGTAGACATTGATGGTTCTGCTGGACTTGTTGGCGTGCCAAGCTCTCATGGCGGTGTCAATGGACACACCATCGTTGGTTGGAACTACTTTATTACCCTTAACGCAAACGACTTTGTAGAGATATGGTGGTCAACACCATCAACTCAAGTAACCATCCAAGCGTATGCAGCAGGAACAAGCCCGACTAGACCGTCAACGGCATCAGTCGTTGCGACAATGACATTTGTGTCCAATCTTTCAGCATAATTGACCTATGGCACTCGTACCAATCAAAATCCAAGCAGGTGTTTACCGCAACGGTACAGAGTACCAGTCTGCGGGGCGCTGGTATGACTCGAACCTTGTGCGTTGGTTTGAGAACACATTGAGACCTTGGGGTGGGTGGCGTAAGCGCTCAACCTCACAAATGACTGGTGTTAGTCGTGGGATGCTGACTTGGAGAGATAACTCGGATGCTAGATGGATCGCTGCTGGCACTCCTAGCAAACTTTATGTAATGAATGAGGCTGGGACTTTAAAGGACATCACATCTACAACCTTTACGACTGGCATTACAGACGCAACGCTAAAGACTGGCTACGGTTATGGCACTTATGGTTCATATTCTTATGGTGTGGCGCGTCCAGACTTAGGTGGAGTTATTCCAGCGACTACTTGGACACTAGACCCGTGGGGTGAGTATCTGGTTGCGTGCTCAAATGCTGACGGTCAACTTTTAGAGTGGCAGTTAGGCTTTACAACCCCTACGAAGGCTGTTGCCATCACAAATGCACCAACAAATTGCGAAGCAGTAATGACAACGGCAGAGCGATTTGTCTTTGCACTTGGCGCGTCAGGTAATCCACGCAAGGTTTCATGGTGTGACCAAGAAAACAACACAGTTTGGACACCATCCACAACGAATCAGGCTGGTGACTTTGAGATTAACTCTGTTGGCTCTCTGAAGTGCGGTAAGCGTGTCAGGGGTATCAATCTGCTGTTTACCGATGTAGATGTCCATGTGGCGACATACATCGGACTGCCTTATGTTTACTCCTTTGAAAAGGCAGGATCAGGCTGTGGCGTGATCTCCTCTCAGGCAGTCGCAGCCATTGATACGGCAGCGATCTGGATGTCTAAGTCAGGCTTCTGGATATATGACGGCTATGTCAAGCCTTTGGTGTCGGATGTTGGCGACTACATCTTCCAGAACATTAACTACAACCAGTCAAGCAAGGTCTATGCTGTCCACAATAGTAAGTATGGAGAGATCATCTGGTTTTACCCATCAAGTCAGTCTAATGAGAATGACTCTTATGTCGTCTATAACTACCGTGAAGGTCATTGGGCTATTGGCTCTTTGTCTCGTACTGCTGGGACTGACAGGGGTGTATTCGTCAATCCTTTGATGATCTCATCTGACGGTTACATCTATGAGCACGAAGTGGGTTTTGCCTATGACGGCTCGACTCCTTACGCTGAGTCTGGACCGTATGAGATCGGTAACGGTGACAACATCATGTCGGTGCGTCGGGTTATTCCTGATGAGCAAACTCTTGGCGAGGTCGTCGTGTCCTTCAAGACTCGTATGTACCCGATGGCGACTGAGACGACTTATGGACCGTATTCCGCAGCTCAACCCACAGATGTGCGTTTTGCTGCCAGACAGGTCAAGGTTAGATACACGGGCAATGTCTTAGACGATTGGCGCGTTGGCGTTAACCGATTTGATGTTGTCGCAATGGGTAAGCGGTGACTTAGAATTGAGTCAAGAATTAAGGGCAGGGAAAGTGCCTGTGTGTATCCGAGAGGATTACACCGTGTACTTGGAGTTCTTTAGGGGTAATTTGTGGATTCATGTGGACATCAAGA